ATGGAAGAACAGGGGATCTTAAAGATCCGCGTCTTTACTTCGGTGGCGCAGATCCCGGTGGAAGGGGCCACGGTGGTGGTGACCGCACCGGGCGGGCGGGGCAAGCGGAGGCTGCTGTCGGTGCAGCTGAGCGACCAAAACGGGCAGGTGAGGCCTGTCCGGGTGGATACACCCCGCTCCGGCGAGAGTGTGGCCCCAAACGGACAGGATGCGCCCCGACCCTTTGCCATTGTCAGTGTGTGGGCGGAGCATCACGGCTATGCCATGCTCAAGGCAGAGGATGTGCAGGTGTTTCCGGGGGTGGAGACGGTGCAGGACATGGAGCTGATCCCACTGGGAGAGGACGAGTACAGTCTGGAAAAGCGGGAAGAGCGCCCCAACACCGCTCAGAATCTGTGAGGTGAGCCATGCCTGTTGTCATACCTTATGTTCCCCGCACCATCACCGTCCATCTGGGGCCGCCGGATCAGTGGGCGGAGAACGTCACCGTCAGCTTTCCCGACTATGTGAAGAACGTGGCCTCCAGCGAGATCTATCCCACGTGGGAGCCGGCGGCCATCCGGGCCAACGTGCTGGCCATCATCTCCTTTGCGCTGAACCGGGTGTATACTGAGTTCTATCCCAGTCGCGGGTACAGCTTCCAGATCACATCATCCACCGCCTATGACCAGAAGTTCATACGGGGACGGAATATCTTTGAGAACGTCAGCCAGATCGTGGATGAGATCTTCAACGATTACATCCGCCGGCAGGGACAGCTGGAGCCGCTTGCCGCCAAGTTCTGCAACGGTACCACCACCACCTGCGACGGTCTGTCCCAGTGGGGCAGTCAGGATCTGGCACAGCAGGGCTATGACTCGGTGGAGATCCTGCGCTACTACTATGGAGATGACGTGGAGCTGGTGGTGGATGCCCCCATTCAGGACATTCGCCAGACCTACCCCGGCACCCCCCTGCGCCTGGGCTCCTCAGGGGAGCAGGTGGCGGTAGTGCAGGTGATGCTCAACCGGATTTCCCAAAACTACCCCGCCATTCCCAAGATCGCCCGCAATACCGGCGTGTTTGATGAGAACACAGAGGAGGCAGTGAGAGAGTTCCAGAGGATCTTCAACCTGACCCCAGACGGGGTGGTAGGAAAGGCCACATGGTACAGGATGGTCTATCTCTATGTGGGAGTGCTGCGGCTGGCTGAGCTGGTGAGCGAGGGGCAGACCTTTTACGGGGTGCGCTTCAACTTCCCCGGCACCCTGCGGGAGGGGAGTACCGGCGGCGAGGTGCGCATACTCCAGTACATGCTGGCCCTGCTGGCGGAGTTTGACAATGCCCTGCTGCCCATTCAGACCGACGGCGATTTCGGGCCCAACACCACACAGGCGGTGCGGCAGTACCAGAGTCTGGTAGGTCTGACCCCTGACGGAGTGGTGGGGCGGGCCACGTGGGAGTCCATTTACCGCAATTATGCCCGGGCAGCCTTAGCGCTGCAGCAGGATACGGTGCGTGCTCAGGCGCAGGGGGCGGAGAACTTTGACAGCATCCCACGGGTCGGGCAGTACCCCGGCTATGAACTAAGTGCAGGACAAAATGACAATGAGGGAGGGACGCAGGAATGAGCCGACAGGAAATTCTGGAGCGGGAGCTGCTGGCCCAGCCGGTGCGCAGTCTGCAGTATATGCTGCGCCGCCTGTCCAAGCTGCACGATGTTCTGCCGGAGATCGCCGCCGACGGGATCTTTGGCGAGTCCACGCTGGAGGCAGTGATGCTCTTCCAGCGGGAGTTCCACCCGCCCGTTACCGGCGTGGTGGACAGAGGCACATGGAACGCCATTCGGGACGCATGGTACGAAGCGGAGAAAAAGCTGGACTCCGCCCGGGCGGTGCGGGTCTACCCCTCCGGCGGCAGCGACGTGGAGGAGGGGATGAGCAGGGAATTCATGATCCTGCCCCAGACCATGTTCCGCCTGCTGGGCCGCTATCTGGAGGGGGTGGCCGTCCACCCGTCGGACGGTCAGCACGGATCGGCCTCGGCGGACAATGTCCGCTGGCTGCAGCGGGCGGCGGGAATCGAGGAAAACGGCACCATGGATCGGCAGACGTGGAATATCCTCAGCAGGCTGTATGAAGTGTTCGTGGTGCAGTCCGATGAGTCCAAAAACCCGCCCTTTACAGGGGGCTGGGGCTGAAAAAGTGAGCGTTTCGTATCGCACCGCAGGTTTGCGGTGCGATTTTTTTTGAAAGTTGACCTGAAACATACAATTTTTCCTTCGTCTGCCCCCATAGCGGAGGAGGTATTTGCATGAAGAAAACAGACAGCGGGCGCGCAGGCCCTTTGAGGAGGGCTGTGCGGTGACAGAACTGGAGCAGGAGCGCAGGCTGACCGCGGTGGAGGACCGGGCCAAGAGCAATTCCCGCAGGATCGAAAAGCTGGAGGCGTCTACGGCGGCCATCCACCGTCTGGCCGCTTCCATCGAGGTCATGGCGGAGAAGCAGGATCGGGTGGCTGACACGGTGGAAAAGCTGGACGACAAGGTGACGGCGCTGGAGGGAAAATCCGGCCGGCGCTGGGAGAGCCTGACAGACAAGGCCATGCTCACCGCCGCCGCGGCGCTGGTGGGCTTTGTGCTGGCCCGCATGGGCATCGGGTGAAGGGAGGTGTTTGCGATGGAATTCGGTACGGCAAGTGTGGCGGCCATCACCGTGATCTGCTATCTGGTGGGTCTTGCGGTCAAGGCCACACCATGGAACAACGACCGCTTCATTCCTCTGATCTGCGGAGGGACGGGCGGCGTTCTGGGGCTGATCGCCCTGTACATCGGTCTTGCGCAGTTTCCTGCGGAAGACCCCCTCACCGCATTTGCGGTGGGGATCGCCTCCGGATTGGCGGCTACAGGCGTCGATCAGGCGGTGAAGCAGATGGATCGATCTGAACTTATTTGACATTGAAAAGGAGAAATACAGCATGAAACAGTATCTTTATCCCATTTTTCAGACTTCCGGCAAGAACGGCTGCAGCGACCTGAACATCGCCATGGCCATGTTCCTGTCCGACGCCCGTGAGGGCGTCCAGAAGTACGGCCCCGACGGCGTGGACTATGTGCAGCTCCATGCCGACTATGAGGCCCTGTCTGCCGCGCAGAAGGAGCTGCGCGCTTTCATCGCCAACCACTACAAGGCGCTGGTGAATGCGTGGAAGAGCGGCGTTCGTCAGGAGTTTGAGGAGATGGTGGCCCAGTGCGCCGCTTCTGACGCGGCAAAGGCCGCGGGGCAGCAGGCCCAGCAGCCTCAGGAATAAGATCCATGCGGATCTGCATCGATGCGGGGCATTATCTGGGCACCCCGGGCAAGCGGTGCCTGAAGTCCATCGACCCCGACGAAACCCGGGAGTGGGTGCTGAACAGCCGCATTGCCGACCGGCTGCAGCGGCGGCTGGCGGACTATGGCTGCAGCACCATGCGGGCGGATGACCCCACCGGCCGCAGCGACGTGACGCTGGCCCAACGTGTGGCGGCGGCAAAGGCGTGGCGGGCCGACGTCTACCTGTCCATCCACCACAATGCGGGCGTCAAAGGCGGTGCAGGGGGCGGCATCGTGGTCTATGTCCATCCCAATGCGGGGGAGGAGGCCCGCACCCTCCAGAGGGCGGTGTATGATCGGGTGATCGAGACCACCGGTCTGAGGGGCGATCGGGCCAACCCTACTCCCTCCGCCGATCTTTATGTGCTGCGCCGGGCGGAGATGCCGGCGATTCTGGGGGAGTTCGGATTTATGGACTCCACCACGGACACCCCCATTATCCTGACGCAGAAGTATGCAGACAGAGCGGCGGCGGGCATCACCGCCGCTCTGGTACAGGTCTATGGATTGGAGGAGAAGGAAATGACGCAGGAAGAGATCCGGGCCATCGTCCGGGAGGAGTTTGCCGCCATGGAAGCCGAGCGCGCCGGACAGCAGGCCAGCTCATGGGCTGCGGAGCTTTTGGAGCAGGCCCGTGCCGCAGGCATCACCGACGGCAGCCGCCCCCAGAGCTATGCCACCCGGCAGGAGGTGGCCATCATGGTCAATGCGGCGGTGAAATAAGGCAGAGCGCCCCCAAACCTTCTGTTGTGAGGTTTGGGGGCGGCTTTTTTTCGTGGCTCCGAATCCGGCATTTACGGGGAGGCGATTGAATAAAGGTGCTGCGGTGATGTTGACAGGAGCGGAACTATTTGTTACGTTATGTACGCAAGTTGGTATCAGGGAGTGGGCGAGGCCATTTTGACCGACCGTACTCCCCAAGACACCGGTTTTGCGCAAAGTGCCGGGAATCGTCCGCAAACGGTTCCCGGCGCTTTTGTTACAGGTCCTCCAGATCGGCGGCAGGAAGGTCGTTTTCCAGATTGTCCCGGGCCAGATCGGTGTCGATGACCGGATAGATGTCCGCGGGGATGGGGCTGTCCGACGTGGGATCCGTCTCGTTGGGACGGCGGGGATGTTTGGGATCCAAGTGCGTTCACCTCTTTGCGTTTGTGTGGGGATAGCATTTCACAAAGAGGTGCGATCTAATCCCGGTTCTTGATGAAACACTTTGATCGGGAATCTCGTGCGCTTCGCCCAACCGGAAGGATCCCCGACTGCTCAGCGGTGAGATCGATGACCTGTATCTGGAGATCCAGCAGTTGTGCGGCTATCTGCGCCGAACCATCGCTGACGTAAAAAACGCCTGAAGGCGGGGGATGACCCTGAACTGAGCCTCCTGTTTTATCTGTTTCATGTCCATCACTGGGGGCTGCGCGATCTGCGCAGCCTCCGGACGGACAAAGAGGGATGGCAGGAGATCATCCGGGAGTTCTCCGCCTATGAGGTGGAAGCGCGAAGAGAGCAGTAAAAAACCGCCTCCCGGAGGGAGACGGTGGACATGGTAAATGGTATTTATGAGGAGTTACCTGCGTGGGAGATGATGGTGCGGAGGAACGGTGTTATGGTTTCGTGCCGCCATGCCCCGGGCGGGGAGTGTAGTCACAAAAAAATGAGCAAGAGCAGGCCGAATATGGCTAAACCAAAAAGAACGTACCATCCGGCTCTATACATAGAACCAACTCCTTTTGTTCAAATTCAACTGCAGTATAACATCGAATGATGAATTAGTCAAGTGAGGTGATAAAATGACGGGCGATATAGCGGGTACATTTAAGAATACCAGCAGTACAGCCGCTGCGGACTTCGGGACAAAAACAAAACCACATCCTTTCGGATGTGGTTTTGTGGCGCAGAAGGGGGGATTCGAACCCCCGCACGGTTTTACCCGCCTACTCCCTTAGCAGGGGCATGGAAACCCTTGTGGCGCAGTCGTTTGCGGGATACTGTGCCCATCTGTGTACCCATTGATGCCTTGTCAGGCGCAATCGATCACCATGTTAAGGCTTGGGCAGCGAGATCCACTCCGGCATGCCGCTCGTCTTAACTGGCGGCGTATCCGCCAGATTGGGGAGCGACACTCCTTTAGATCCTTCCATTGCCTGCTTCACCCGTGCTCCAACAGCAGGGGAGAAGGGATTGTTCTTTGCAGACCAGCTCTTGTCCTGGAGCTGCCACAGGACGGCCTTTTGGCTTACACTCAGCCCCTGCATTCCTGCAATGGCTCTGCTGGCCTCGGTCTGACTTGTCGTTCCATTGTCATCGATTTTGGCGATTGCTTCTCTGGCTGAAACATAGTGTTCCGGAGAAATTCCTGCGCTGTGGCCAGCTGCCAGCTTTTCGTATTCGCTGTCGGTCATCAGCCCCTGCAGCGCAGCCATTCGGTCGTCGTCCGTTTCTGCCGCATCCACCGCCGCCCGGTAAAGCTGAAGGTCGGTAACATCCTCACCAACCCGCTCTTTGACCTCCGCTACCTGCAAAGCAATTTCCAAGGCAGTCTTAGGAGCAATCCCTGCCGCCAGATTCTCCAGATACTCCTCCACAGACGCAGCCTCCCGAAGGTCCAGATAATCTTCGAGATCTGCGCCTGACTTCAGGACATCCAGCATCTTAGCGTACTGAGAAGGCTTCCCGCTCTCCGTGGTCAATTCCGTTCCCATGACCGAGCCGAAAGCAGCGGCCTTGGCATTTTCCGGCATATCCGAATCCAGAATCGTGTGGTACTTCTCTGCGTCCTTCTGATCCTTCGTGGTCACGGACAGTGACGCCCACTCAGCTACCGACGCACCCTCGCGGATGATAGCATCGGCATATCCGACCCATGCGTCCGGCTCATACTTTTCAGACAAAGCGGATTTGGCCCTTTCCCCTGCGTAATCATACAGCTTGTTGGCCATAGCCGCCTGACCCTCAGCGTCCGCATTCAGGAATGCGTCCGATTCCACCAGTTCTTCCAATCCACCTCCGATGGTGGAGCGCCAAACCTGATCGTAGAACTGCTGCTGGTAGGCATCCAGAGAGAGCTCCTCGCCGTCTGCAGTCATCTTTCCGGGCGTGTCTGTGGGCACCGCCGATTTGTGTCCGGCCTCATACAGCTCGGCCAGAGCCTGCGCCGTTTCGCCGCTTACCTCACCTAGCCGATTCTCCAGAATACTGTGGATGCGGACCTGCAGAGCTTCGCCCTTCAGCCCAGACAGGCCTTTTTTGGTGGCTGTTTCCAACAGATCCTCGTATGCTGTGGCCGCGGCAGGGCAAACCCAACGCACCGTTCCCAATAGATAGGCCTCCAGATTGTTCACCGGCAGTCCGGGCAGATAGGTGGCGGTTGCTGCAGCCACGTCCTTGATCCCGCCTACCATATCGTTTCCATACCGGCGGATATACTCCAAAGGATTACCGCCTTGGCTCGTGACATTCAAAAGATCGGCAGTAAACTGTACAAGCCCCGTTGCGGATTTTTCAATCACATCCAGCATATCGTTCAGTTGCTCAGTGCCGGGTGTTTCAAGCCCATACCAGCGCTCTCCGGTGAAAATATGGCCGATAAACTCCGCCATTTCCTGACCCACGCTCACCATGCCGGCAAAATCGCCCACAAGGCCGAAGGCTATCTCCTTGGCAACGCTGTCAAAGGCCAGCTCGCCTTCCTCATCCCGGTAGCGGTCATCCTTCCTCTTCCACAGGGCCATAAGGAACGTGATGACCTGGGAATATGTGTACCCGGCCAGCAAGGCCAGGAAAGCACTGCCGGCATCCCGCTTTGCCTTGCGCTGGGTCTCATCGTCGGCTCCGGTTCGCGCATAATACTGCGCCTCACCAATCTTCTGCCGCAGGACGTTGTAGCCCTGCGCTGCATCGGATTTGAACATGGTAAAAGTGCGAGTGAGAGGATTGCGGCTCTTGCGCAGCTTGGACTGGTGAATCTGGTCAGTCATGCTTTGCGTCCTTGTAACCGCCTCGTTATAAAGCTCTGCAACTTTCTGGTAGAAGGGGCTCTGCCCGGCATCAATCTGCTCCTGCGTACCCACCTCCAGTTCAGGGAAATCCCGCCGCACTTTGTTTTCAGCCCAGGGCCACAGGGTGCTGGCCGCCCAGCCGTCCATAGCGGTGATGGCGCCGCCGCCGAAGGTGAAGTTCAGAAACTTGTTGGACTGCATCAGACCGGGGTTGTCCTTCAGAATTTTGGTCTCAGGCATGGAATAACCCATGGTGCGGTAATCAAGTTCCTGCGTGTATCGGGCAATCAGACTCCGGTCGATGTGTTTCAGCTGTGTCATGGAGGGGATGTTTTTCATGTCCAGATATGCGCCGGCCAGAGGGATACTGCCCAACTGTTTCAGTACAATGCTGGGGTTTGCCCCGAACACGGCTCCAATATATTTGCTGAACAGCTTGTCCATTCCCTCACTCAGGGTATCCCGCTCCATGACAGAGCCGCCCTGCAGGTCAGTCAGCAGATCCAAAATGTACGTTTTGCTTTCCTCGCCCCACTTGTGGGTCAGGACATCCGCCATGCTGTTCCCCTTCACCTGCCAATTCAGCAGGGTGGTCCAGTTTCTGGCCGGAATAGACATACCTACAAATCGGGCCGTCTGCCCCACATTCCGTTCGAAGGCGTCAAAAGCGCTCAGGTTATAGCTGGGGGTCTTGGAGTATTCGCGGGTTTTCAGGTTTCCAACACCCTCCGCGGTTGCGTCGAAGATGCCGATTTCCGTGCTTGTGTAGTTCTGGTTGGTAAAGATCGGGGCATAGTACCGGCCCATTGCCTTGTCATAGCCGTACAGGATGTTGGATACCCTGTTGATCCGCTCCTTGGCGAAAGAGTTGTAGTACCCCTCCAACAGACGGGCCAATTCCATCTCCTCGGCAGTCAGGTCGGACACGATTTTTTTCACCGTCTCCGGAGCCAGCTTGATGGTACGGCCCTGTGCCAGCGCTTCCCGCCGTTTCCCTTCGCTGTACAGCTGCCGGTTCACGAAGGTTCGTCCACCCACCATGTGGCGCAGATTGTCCGGAGACTTGCTCTCCAGATACAGCTGGACTTTCTGAGCGGGGGTCATGTATACCGTCACCGTGGCACCGAAAATCGGTTTGTCTCCCATCTTCAGCTCAGCCAGTTCCGGTACCTGCAGCTCATACCAGATGGCATCCTCGCCCTGACCGTCTGCCCGCTTTGCCCAATCTTCATGTTCTGTCAGGAACTGCTCCAGATAACGGTTGGCCTCCACCGTGTAACTACGCACATCCCGCTCACCCTTTTCCAACTGTCGGGCCATGGAATACCACACGCTCTTGGGGTTCCAGCCTGCCATGCGCTGCAGCAGGTTCAGCGGCGTCAGCTGTTCCAGATTCAGCAGCCGGTTCCACCACTTGCCGTCATACCCTTTGTAGGCGCTCTCCAGCTCTTCCTTGGATGCCGCATAGACCTCCTCAAACAGTCGGTTCTCCTGATCGTTTATAACGTTGTTCCGATTGTGGAACTCCCGCCGCAAGCCAACAGCCGCCTGATACAGCGTCCGCAATGCGTCCGGATCCATCTCGCCAATTTTCTGATCGTCCAATCTGGATATGATCCGCTCCAATTCCTTGGACGGAAGGAAGTTCGGGTCGTGCTTCCGTGCATCTTTGTACATTCGCGCCAGATCACGCCATGTGGCGTTGTGCCGATCACTCCAGTTCATTTCGTCAGCCGCGCCCACGGCATAGATATCGATGTCTGCCAGAACCTCGTCAAAAGCCGACTGCAGCTCTCCCGGAGCCCTGTTCCGGTTTTTGCTCAGCCACTGGAGCTGTTTCAGGGTCTTCTGCTGCAGTTCCCGCAGTTCACGATCTGCCCGCTGCCGCTCCAGCATATCTTTGTGATCTGCCCGCAGCTGGGCCAGCTTGACTCCTGTGCGGTCCCGCAGCCTGATCTCCAGCTTTGCCTTTTCCGCAAAGGTGCGCAGGGCCCAGTCCATCTGCCGTTCGATTCCGTCCAGCATCTCGTCCTCAGTGATCCGCTGTTCTCTGGCCATTGCGGCGGTGTAGTCGGCCAACGACATCCGCTCGTCCCTGCCCTCTTCGGCGGCCTGCACGATCCGTTCCAGTATCGACCTGCCGTCCGATTCGTCGGTGCTGAACATTCCGGGAAGTGCTTCTGCCAACTCATGGTTCCACACGTCCACACCGGAGGCGTTCTTGTCTCCGGTCAGATAAACACCGGCTCCGAAGGCTCGTTTTCGGAACTCATTCCAGTCGTCACCGAAATCACTTCGGATCTGATCGTTGACGTAGATCCTGCCGCCTGCCACGGCGCTTCGTCCTGCCGCATAGTAGGGATCCGGCCGAACCGTCACCACACCGGCGGCATACATCCGCTCGAAGAAGGCATCACGTGCCTTCTGAGAAAGGGCACTATCCTTCAGCAGCTGATCCGCAAAACGGTCGATAAATCCGCCAAACTCGGCTCTGCGTCCTTCCGGGATGGAAAAGAGACTCAGCAGATTCTGCTGCAGCTCTTTCTTGGCGATGGAAGGAACGCTTTCCTGGGGCGGCTTTTTCTGTTTCGGCTTCTTGGCAGGGCGTTGTTTGCCCTGCAGCTTGTCCAGCCGTCGGCGCAGCCTTCGAACCTCTCGCTCGTTGGCATTGATGGCATCCCGACCGCCCTGTGCCAGCAGTTCCTGCTGATATTCAAGACTGCTTCTGCGCTGCAGCTCTATCGCCAGCGCCTCCTGCTCATTGGCGGGCCGGTCCTCGGTTACGGACTGCGGACTGTCTTCCTCTGCGGAGAATTTGACCTGACCGGTATAATCTCCGGCCGGGTTTCTGCTCTCGCCCAAATGGCTGAGTACATCTTCTGACAGAATGCTCTGGTGCGTAATGTTGACAACATTCAGCAGGTCGGTTATACTGACAGTAGCAGCCTTGATAGGGTAAAATCCCTGGGACTTCGTGTCCGCCTGGCTGCTCTTTTTTTGCCTTCCGCTGACTGCGTGGGTCGCATCATGGATGTCTATTCCGATAATTTTGTCATATTGTTCAACGGTGATGATGGACACAAATTCCCGCCCTCGACTGTCCGTTGCGTACCCTGCCATTGCGTATGTCCCGCTTACTCCGGAAGCCTTGTTTTGCAATGCGTTGATGGGAACGGCATTCTTTACCACGTCACCTATGACAGCACCCAATCTGGCGTTTGTGAGCAATCTGCTCATGCCGCCATTCAACCCATGTCTGATGCAGTTTGTCGTGACAAGCAGATGCTTTCCGGTATACCGGTTTTGCACAGAGATCTTTCCGTCCCGCTCCGTTCCAACGGAACGGGCATTTTTTATGCCTTTTTCCACCACTGCCGCAGCATCCACACGCCCGGCCGCATTCCGGACCGCATCAACTTCCGGCAGAGTGACCACCTTCATGTCAGGCAGACTGGTCAAAAAGTCGTAGGTGTAAATATCGCCATCCTCGGCAAGGTTCTTGTTCTCGTAGAGGGCTTCCGACCCTTCTGCGTCAGATGAAGTGTCCTGCGCATCGGTCTTGCGATTCCATTGTCCGTCCGAATCCCGGAACCAGCCCGTCTGCTGCCGGATGGTCTCGGCATCCACACCCTGCATCTCCAGCCGTTCAGCGTCGTCACGGGCCTCCTCGTTGGACAACGGGGTGTTTTCATCGGCAGCGGAGAAAAGATACTTGTCATCTTTGGGCGGCCCTGTGGTACGCTCAGTTGCCGCTGCCGCGCCACTGCCGCGCCCCAGTCCCCGTTCCTCCAGCACCTGCTCCACCGGCTGCATAAACTGTTCGGCACGGGCGCCAAAGGCATTCATTTCAGCATAGGCGTCGGCGAAGATCTCTTCCAGAATGTCATCCAGAGCATTGTCCCCGGCGCCGCTCTCATCCACATCGATCAGGCCCCGCAGACTTTGGATGTATTTCTCCACCACCTGTTCAAACTCCTCGCGGCTGAACTGCTGCATGATCTGCTGGCGGATATCGCGGATCAAACCGGGCGACCGGGAGGACTTGTCGTGGAAAATTTCATGGTCTGCGATCTGAGCCACGGTGTACTGCAGGTTATCCGCCTGCAGAATGATGCGGTCATCGGAGTATACTCCGCGTACCCGACGCATTTTTCCGCCGGCATCCCGTACCTGAATGGCACCCAGTGTGAAGGTGACAGACCGTCCCGTCTCCTGACGCACCCGCTGTGCGGTTTGACGCATGGCCTCATCCCAGTATTCCTCCGGCATGACCCGGGTCACTCTGGCGTCCGTTCCGGACTGCAGACCCAACTCACGGCTGCTGACGGTGGTCAGCCGTAAAGACTTTGCACGATCCTGTCTCGCAGCAGCTGTTCGGCTCTGCTCAGCGGCGCGCTGCCGCGCTCTGACTGTGCTTTCTGCCAGTCCGCCAGCTTCTCCTCCGGCACCCGTACCAGCATCCCGCTGTCCGATTCCGCCAGATACGCCGTTCCCATCGGGACGCTCTGTTTTCGTGCTTCGTTCATTTTTCAAGCCTCCAATCGTCTGTACATTTTCTCCCTGTGTTTGCCGGGCCACTTCCTCAGCGAATGTGCGGGCGGGCGCCGTCTCCTGCGCGGCAGGAATTTGGGCATCGGAACGGGTTGCCGAGGGAACAGCTTCCGGAGAGTGTGCCGAGGGCTTCGCGTCAACAGAGACCGTCTCTCCCTGGGGGGCGGCTTTTTCATTTCCAGACGCAAGGCTTTCCTGCAGCTGACGGGCCACCTCCTCGCTGAAGGAGGGAACCTGCCTGCCTCCACTGTCCAGCGCCGAACCCAGCGCGATCTGGCCGCCGCCCAGCAGGCCGCCCACAAAGGCGCCGCCGCCGAATTCCTCTGCCGCCGTCACCGGGTTTATCACCGCGTTTTTGTCCGCGACAGAAAACAGGGGGTTGCCCTTGTCGTAAAACAGGTTTTCCGTGGCGCGGGAGATAATGCCCTGCACTACCTCTTCCTTGCCCTCGTCCATCATGCTCTTGATCCACTGCTTTACGGCGGACTTGCCACTCTGAAGCTCCTTGGGCAGGGTCTCCAGACCGCCGCCCACCTCTACCTGTGCGTTGATGGCGGCGGTGGCCAGCGCCCGGAGGGTGGCCTCTGCCTCGCTGGCGCCGTCTGCGATGGCGCTTTCGTACTCGCCGCCCACGGTCTGGAAGTAGCTGGTCCAGAACATGGGGTTCTTTGCAGTTGATGTGACCGCCGTTTTCAGGCTGCCCAGAAAGCCCGGAGCGCTCTGTGCCACCCGCAGGCCCTTATCTGCCAGCGCACCGCCGCCCGTGAGCATAGCAGCCACCGCCTGCGGGAGGGCTGCCACTGTGGCTACACCCAGATCATTGGCGATTTGCGCCAGCTTTCCGCCTGCCTGAAGGTTCGCCTGATGCTTTTGCTGTGCCTGCGCCAGCTCCTCCTCCACGCCCTGATCCAGCTTGTAGAACATGCCGGTCTTGTAAAAATCGTCCCAGCCCATCAGCTTTCCGGCGGGCTTCATTACCAGCCCTTCGAGGAAGGAGAGAGTGTCTCCGCCCATCTTTGCAATGGTGGGCAGGCCCTGCTCGATCAGGCCCACGCCGAACTGGCCCTTGTCGAACCGGACCGCTCCCATGGCCGCCAGCTCCTTGTCCAGGCTGTCGATCTGCGCGTTGATCTGCCGCACCTGCGCCCGGTCGCCCCGGCCGTTGGACAGCAGTCTGCGCTGTTCCTCCAGTCTGGAGCGCCGGCTGTTCAGCTCGCTGACCGCTGCGTCATAGCCCTCCCACTCGGTTTTCAGGCCGTTGAAGGTGCCGACCTCAGTGCTGTAGGTGTCATACAGCGAGGACAGGTTTTCGCGCAGGCGGTTGTACCGATCCAGCGCCGCCTGATTTTCGAACAGGTAATTGCCCTGCTCGTCCCGCACCGCACCGAATTGCAGGGCGGCCTTGTCCAGCACGTTGTCTGCCGTAGCGCCGAAGCTGCTCAGCACATCGTCGATGTCTGCCCGTGCGGTGTCCAGCCTCGTCCGGGACTGCTCCCAGTCGGCCAGAATGGCCTCCCGGCTGCGGTATGCTTTGGGCGCGGGCTCGGTGACTGCCTGCGGCGCAGAAACGGTCTGCGTTTCGATCCTTGCCAAAACAGTGCCCGTCTTCGTGTCCGAGATCTGAGAGAACCGGTTTTGCGTTGTGGAATCTGTTTTTGCTTTTGCTAAAACAGCGCCGGTTTTTTTGCTTGTGATCTCAGTAAACATTTCGTCCCCTCCGTCATTTGATGTCAAAACCGTTCATGCTGAACTTATCTCTCAGCCGCTGTTCCACCTCCGGCGGCAGTTCTGTTTTGTTCAGGGCTTCCAACAGTTTCTGCAGGTCGGTGTAGGCTTTGCCGTTCCATGTGAATATACCCTCGTCCTCGTCATAGGACAGACTGGCCAGACCGCTATACTCATCGACAACAGGTTCTTTTTCAGGTTCAGGCGCGGGACCACCCTGCCCGATCAGCCCCATGCTCACCAGATAGGCATATGCCTCCTGCGCGCTCATCCCGCTCATCGACTGGGAGTTGGGTCCCCACTTTCCGTCCTGTTCCAGTCCGAACAGCCCCTGCATGGTGCGGATGGTCTCCTCATCCAGCCCGCCGTTGTCGTATCCTCCGCCGGAACCGGTGTTCCTGCTGGCAGCCACGGCGGCAGCAAGGGCCGTTACATACTCGTTGGAATAGCCGGCCGCCGCGGTCAGTTCGGCGCTGGGGACAGCCCCCGCGCTCAGCATGGCATCCACCTGACCCTGTGCCAGTGCCCGCTCCTCCTGCGCCCGCTGAGCAGCCCGCTCCACTTCGGTCAGCTTTTTCTGATAGTCGGTGGCGGCCTGTCCCTGGGCCGCCGCAAGCTGGGCCTGCAGCACGTCCATCTCGCTCAGATGCTGGTTCAGGGAAAAGCTGCGGTCGGTGTTATACTGGCCAAGCTCGTCCAGATACTTGGCGTAGCTCAGCTGTTCCTGTGCGTTCAGAGCGCTCAGACGGGCCAGCAGATCGTTCTGCTCGTCCTGCCAGCGTCCATAGGCCTGCTGCTCCAGCGCGGGAATGATGTCGTTGAGCTGGGCTGCGTAGTAGTCACCTGCCTGCCCCGCCGCCGTCATGGCGTAGGTGGAGGGCCGACCGCCGGTGGCCGCCGCGGCCTGCGCCAGTGCGTTGGCGCTGGCCCGCTCACCTTCCCGCAGGTAGGACTTTTTGTAGCTGCCCCACAGCGGATCATTGTCTCTGTCCCAAGAGAAGGCCTCCTGATCCATTACCCGATCCAGCAGCGCCGCCTGTTCCTTTGCGTAAGGGTTGGTGTAGGTGGGCGCTGTGCCCTCGTAGGTGAAGGAACCCACAGCGCCGATCCTGTCCAGCGCGTCGCTTGTCTGCTTGTCGGCCTTGGGGACCAGCTGATAACCGCCGCCGTCCGTGCCGCCGGAGTATCCGCCGTAGCTGCGCCGCAGCTCCTCTGCGGCCTCGTGAGCCAGCGTCTTCTGCTCCTGCGTGGTGGCCTTGTTGAAGTCCTCTCCCAGACTCAGCAGAGAAATGCCGAATTCGGGATACTTCCGTGCCGTGGCCATGTCTGCGTCGGACAGCTTTGCCCCGGTGCGGTTCAGTTCAGACAGAAAGTCGTTGTATGTATATGCCATTGTCAATTCCTCCCTTTGGTTGATCTCAGCTCAGAACCCTTGTAGCGCTCTACGGTCAGCGAATAGATGCGGCACCCGCCTGTGCCCTCCAGCCGCAGTCTGTAGTGGTCACAGCGCCGGGGGATGATGGGCAGGTAATAGCTCCGCTTTACGCCTTCCCCCGAAACCGCAGACACCTGATGCCACACGCTGTCGCTGTCAAACTGCAGGTATGCCCGCACCTGTGCGCCCTCGTCCAGCTCCAGTCTAACCTGCAGCTTGCTCACGCCCTTTTTGTTGGGGGAGTCATCGGTAAAGTCGGCAAACTCCGCAAACCAATCCACCTCCCCTTCGGTCTCGGCCCCCTCGGGGGGCTGGAGGATGTTTCCGGTGATCCACAGCTGGCCGTCGGCGGTCAGCAGATACAGGTTGCCCTCCCATACGGCGAACCGGGCAGCCTGCACATCGTCCTCCAGATGCCACATGCCGCCATTCGGATCGTACACGGCCAGCCGCCATTTCTCTGCGTCATACAGGCTGACATAGTACCTCAGACCGTCCGAGCCGCCCACGGCCGTCAGGAATCGCTCCGTGCCAAAAGCGTCGCCCACGGGAACGGGAATCCCTCCGCTGTAGGCCACGATCCCGGCGCCCGACAGGTAAAACAGTGTCTCTCGTGCCACAGCAAGGCTCCTGTGGCTTCCGGCCTTTACGCCCATGGTGGCCGCGCCCATGGCCTGAAAGTTTGACGGCCTGTTCCCGTACACCTTGAAGATCCGATCCTCCTTGAAGAAGATGGGGTAACCCGCATAGGATACGCAGGCGGTGAAGCTGCCCGCCGTGCCCGTGTCCACTGCGTAGGAGTCGGTCTCCAGCGCATCAAATACATTCCAGTTGAATACGTCGCCCAGCTTGCAGGCGTAGATGGTGTCTCCCTTGCACCCCCACATCCGGTTTTCGTTGGAGCAGAGAAAGTCCATGTCCGGCACTTCCCGGGCCAGCGTGATCTCTCCCGGCTCTTCGTACCATTCGGTGCCGTCCTCGCCGTCCAGCGTGAATACGTTCTCATAAAAATACAGCTTGTCGCCGTCGATCTCCCGGATGATGGGGGTTTTGTTGTTTTCAGGGTGTTCGGTGCAGCCGGTGATGCTCACAGCATCCCCGGGCCGAAACCAGTCTGCCCAGTTGACGCCCTCCACACGGATGGTGTTGGCATCGGCATCCTCCTCAAAGAGCAGACCATTTGCAAATGTCACGTCTGTCCCGCTCCATCGGCTCTCCAAACTGCCAAACTCGCCCGTCAGGGTGTTGTAGTATGCCTTGTCGGGGAAGATGACGATGTACGCACCCAGCGAGGCAAATTCCTTCTCACCCGCTGTCACATCGCCTACCTTTTCGCCCTTGAAAAAGAATCCGGTGCCGTCCACCCAGCACAGGCCATCCCAGGCGTATAGGCCGCCCTGAGCGGTCAGGGTGCGGTACAGCATCCGCCGGGCCCGTGTGGACAAAACCGGGTAATACTCTCCGGTCAGATTGCGCATATCCCACAGCTCACCGTCTCCGGCGCCCAAATTGTGGTTCAGCCCACGGAACTTTACCTGTGTCGCCTTGGATATGCCGCTTGCGTAATGCATACTCGGAAGTTTCATTTAGCCCTCCTCTATCGCCTGATTGCATTTTTCCATGATGATGATCTGATCCTGTCCCCGAACGGTGTCACCGTGGTGTACCGTGTGCAGCCCGGTGTAAATGACCTCATCCACGTTGAGCAGCAGGGCGTTGAGCCGGTCGGCTGTCAGCTCCTTGCTGTCTGTGGTCATCCGGGTTTCGCTCAGAGGCAGAACGGAGCTGTCCCAGCTGTATCCGCGCCAGACGCGCATGGATGCGACCTTGCTGCACATATCGTTCCATACGGAGGAAAGCAGGTAGCTCTGCACTACCTCACCGTGTGCATCCAATTCCACCGCCGGGCTTTCACCGCGCAGGATGTCGTAGTATTCCTGCCGCTGGACATTGGCCTCCCAATCCCACAGGGCCGGAGCGTTGCTCCCGGCGGATGCGGTGACCACAGTGCCGCTGTCTGTCGGCTCGTCTCTCCACTGGATCTCGCCGTCTTCCACTTCACCCACACGGGCCGCCCACATATACTCGGTGTTCGGCTGCAGGTCGTAGTCGCCGCAGGTGGTGATGACCTCAGACCAGGCGGAGCTGCTTCCGCCGGAAGCGCTGCTCTTAAACTCCCATGTGGTGGACCGCCCTGTGTCCGCCTCATAGATCCAGAAGCGCAGATAGCGGTAGCCCGTATAGGATTGATCCGCACCCGTCAACTTCGCGTCCATGTCAAAGCGGGCGCTCCCGATGTCAGATATGGTGACTGTCAGCGTCATCTGCGCCCACCTCCTCAGCTGTATACCAGATATACCTCTCCGGCACCGCCGCCACCGCCGCTGCCGATGTCAGAGGGTACGCCGTTGATGTACTTGTAGATCGTGTCTCCATCGAAGTCGATGAAAATGCCTGTGGCATTGGGGTAGTTTGCCGCAATGCTTACGGGGCTGTTCACGTTTCCGGGGTACTGTCCGCCGGCGCTCACGATACAGCCGTCTCCGATCCAGATCCCAGCCCCCAGCTTCTGGATGATGCCTGCACCCGCAGCCGGCGCGCCGGTGCCCACACCCAAAATGAAATAGGGGTACTCACAGGTTTCAGTGGTCCAGTAGCCGATACCGGCCTTGAAGCCTAGCTCTGTCCACAGGTTGAAGCCCGTTCCACTCATTTCCGAGTAGCTGCCGTCGCCCTCGCCGGCATAGAACTTCATGCCGTAGAACTCTCCGCCCTTTACCTTGGGGGAGTAGATGTAAGAGTCCGTCACCGTGGTGGGAGTACCGCCCGACCACGTTTTGAACAGCTCACCCAGCGCCTCGTTCACGTTTTTGAAGGTCACGCTGGCCGAGCTGCCCCGGTAGGACACGCTCCAGCTCCAGTACAGGGTCATTTCCTGTCCGGCCGCTGTCACAGGGATCTCCAGCGTCCCGCTCCGGGTGGTCAGGGAGGAGGCGGCCGTGGCCACGAAGTATGCGCCGTCGGTGCCGTTTTCATATACCTGCGTGGTCAGCCCCGTCACCTGACCGCTGATCTCTCCGATGGTCACAGGGAGCCGCTGATTGCCCAGAAAGGCCAGAACCCCCACCCGGGCCTGTCCTGCCAGCGCGCTGGAAGTGCTGCCCGGGAAAACATACGGGTTGTTGTTCAGCATCACCGACAGGGCGCTCACGCCCTGCCGCAGCAGAACAGCGCCCCAGCTCGCGCCGCCGTCGTAGGAGGAGCAGACGTACACCGCCTCCCCGCTCCAGTCCTCATCCCATGTGTCGTACCAGCCGTTGTCCAGAACCGCTTCACCCTCGCTGTTGACGATCACGCCGCCGGCCAGCCCCACAGGGGGCAGAGAGCCGTTCAGCGAATACAGCTCAATGCACTTTGTGGAGGAGATCTGCAGCCCGTTGCTCCCCAGCGTGTAGGTCATGGTGTTCCCGTCCTGAGAGATGTCGATGGTCAGCCCCGCCATCTGCAGGCGCAGAGGTTCGGTCAGACTGTCTGTGAAGGACTTCAGCTCCTTCTGGTTCATGTTCTCCATAGTCAGATTGTTCAGCACGTACCTCAGCTGCTCCAGCAGCAGGAACAGGTAGTCCTGCACGGCCCTGAACTTCTCGTCCGTGCTGTCCTCACGGGACAGATCGGGGAAGTTCATGTCCGCCAGCATCTGATTGGATGGCATCTGAATTCACCGCCTTTCAAATCGGGGCCGGCCGACCGTGTCGGCCGACCCCGTGCTCATTGTGTTCAGCCGCACGCTGTCACGCTTCGCCCGCTCACGACGGCTCAGCGCTGTTACTCACGCTTCGCCTGTTCGCAACGGCACACTGTTCAGCACTCCGCCGAAAATGCCGCCGGCTTTGCCGGCCTGTTTTTCGGTCTGCGTGCTTCACTGTGCGCCTGCTCACGACGGCTCAGCGCTTCTGCAGGGCCGTTCTGGTCGCCTTGCCGCACCGGCCGTCTGCTTTCAGTCCGTTGGCCGCCTGATAAGCCTTCAGCTGCCGCTCGGTCTCGGCTCCGAACTTTCCGTCGATGCCGCAGGGATACCCGCGGGCATTCAGCTCCCACTGGAGCCAGCGGTTGCCGGCTTTGAGAATGTTGTTTCCACGGAAGAGCGTCCACGTGGGCACCGGATAGGGATTGCCGTCGCTCATGCTGATGATGGTGCAGACCCTGCGGTTCTCCGCCGTGCACTTTGTTTTGCCTCCGGCGGAGAAGTAGAAACTGCCCCCACCGTCCAGCTTCAGCACATCCCGGAAGCCCAGCTTCCTGAATGCCTGAAAGGCCTCCGAGGTTTTTATCATGTTCGAGGTGGAGGTCTTCATGGCCATGACCCACACCTTGTCCGCCCGGTCTGCTTTCAGACCGACGAAGATGTGCCATGTGGCGCGGAGAGAACCTGAGCCCCACCCCTGTGCCGTAACATAGGCGGTGAACTTGCAGTCTTCCCCGTGGCGCATGATGGGAACACCTGCGATGGCATAGCTGCACCCCTCCGGCAGGATCGTCATGTCGTTCACCCGGGCCATGCCGTCCTTGATAATCAGCGTGGACACGCTCTTTCCGTAAAATTCATTTTTATAACTCCATTTGCCGGAGTCGAAAATGAATTTATCACCCTCAAAGCGTCCGCGCTCCCTGCAGCTTGCCAGAGTCTCCGGGCCTGCTGCGGCGTAATCACACACAACGTGGCCTGCTGGCAGGGTGTAATTGCTCGCCCCGTATTTGCCGAAAAATCCTCCGTTGCAGCGGTTGGCGCCCATGGCCTTCTTCTTATCGTCATACAACAGGATCCTGAACTCCTTCACTGGCACCTCGGCCATGCGGATGCCGTTCACCTCGCTGTAGTTCATGCCTCATCCTCCGTCAGCGCAGCCGTCCACCGTTCCAGCAGCAGACCGATCTCTTCCCGCACGATCTCCCGCACCCGCTCTTCCGTCAGTTCGGGCTTCGCAGGTGTCAGGTCGTACACCTCTGCCACGGCGGCGGCGATGCCCTCGGCGACCTGCTCGGCAAACTCCTCCGTTAAGATGATGGGGGTGTCTGTGGCTGAATCCATGAAGCCGCACTCGATGAGGATGGCAGGCATGGAGGTGTGCCGCAGCACATAGAGATCGCTCTCAGGGGTCGGGTTTGCCCGGTTGCCCACCAGCCCGGTGCGGGCCGTGGTGTGGCGGTAGACGGTCTCCTGCAGCTGTTTGGAAAGTTCCTGAGGATCCTTGCAGGTGTAAACTACCGTCCCGCCGCCGCTTCCTCCACTAATCCCCGCGTTGTGGTGGATGGAGATGTACGCATCCGCATCTTCGTAGTTGGCGAAAGACACCCGGGCGGCGAGGCTCACGTCCTCCTCGCCGGTGGGATCGTCCACCCGAATCACCTCACACCCCATAGCTTCCAGCCTCGGGGTCAGAAGATCGGCTGTGCGGCTGTTCAGCACCCACTCCCGTGTCTCGTTGGGGTCGATGGACGCCATGCACCGCCGCCCCGCCGTGTTCCGGCCGTGGCCTGCGTCAATACAAATCAGCATATAACACCTCACCCAACGCAGGTGATGCAAGGGATGCCGTACTCGGTTGCACAGGTGTGCTCGATCCGGCACCCTCTGGCCTCCTGCCAGCCGCGTGCGAAGTATACCACATCGGCCTTGGCCAGCAGCTTCAGGCTCTCGCCCAGATACTCCAGAGGACGGGTCAGATCAGCTCCCTGAAAGAAGCTGTCGATCAGCTCGACCTTTTCCCCCAGAAAGTCCTCTGCCGCCGCCTTTGCGTCCGCCCGTTCCGCCAGAATTTCCTCGTCGGTCTTGCCCCTCATGGGCTGAGAAATAAACAGCTTTTTCATGTTTCTTCCTCCTTGTGGTCAATGTTATCCTCTGTCTCATGGATGATTGCCTCTCCTGCGGCTTCCACCGCGTGGGCAGAGGCCGCCAGCACGCGCACCAGCCACGCCGGCACCGGTGCGCCCATATGTACTGCGTTTTCCAGTACGCTGCCCAGCTCGGTCACAATGTACCATACAAGCACCACCGGGCAGATCAAGCCGGGGTATTCGATGGGCAGTGCCAGAATGGGCAGATGCTCCAGCACCATACTGATGAGCACATCCGCCCCCGCCGATACGATGACCACCACGATCATCCCGGCCTTGTGCCAGATGCCCTCCCG